AATGTTAGAACGTAGTTGGAAAAATAGATGAAATCTACGAGCTTGAAAAAATTAAATAATAGTGTTAAAATCAAGCAAATATTAATGTAATAAAAAATAAATATAAAGATAATTTAGGAGCAAACAATGAAATTTGAACAACTGATAAGGTATACTTTAGAATATCTTAATCAAATAAAATACTGGCATTGGCAAACAAAAGGATATGCTGAGCATCAAGCACTTGATGGATTTGAAGCAAAATTGCGTCCATTGATTGACAGTTTAGTTGAATCGATGATGGGAAGAACCGATTCTCTTCCAGTAGACCAAGGCAGTGTGGAATTAGTTAATTACACAAACAGTGCTGACATTATTGAATCTGTAGAAGATATCAGAGACAACTATGCCGAATACAAAGAAACTATCTCTTATGGTGATATTCAAAATATTGTAGACGAAATTGTGCAAGAGTGCAATCAATTGATTTATTTGTTAAGATTAAAATAAAATTTTCTTTATATTATTATTAGATTTTACTTTTTGGATCCAGAATGATTTTTCTTCTGTGCGAATAAAATTATGTTCGTAATTAAATGCATTACTAATATACATAACAGTTGAAGTGTTAATTTTTTCAATTATAGAAGTTCTAGTAATATCTCCATAACAATAATTAATTTTTACATCATTGTTTCTTATATGATCTAACACTGGTTTAATAGTTTCAACATCAGCATAGTTGTCTAATTGGTAGTAATCTTCATTTGATAAATCTAATGTAGTCCATGGTCTGGCGCCCATGTTATCAAAATCATTTACAAACTTTTTATAATCATTTTTAAAACTGTTAATAAAGTGTTCTGTGAAAATTAATGCAGTAATTGATATATCGTAAAAATCTATGCTTTTTATGTTTTGGTAAATGTCTTTTATTTTATACAAACTTTCTACAGCATTGGCAACGGAAATATAATGTGATGCTGTCTGATTAAACAGTTTTTTAGAATTTCTAGTAGTTTTAGCATAGTAAAATGATTTTGGATGTAGACGTTCGTAAGAAAGTAAATGAGCTATTTGTTCTTGTAATTCATAGTAAACAAATTTTTTAACATGTCTTTCATCTGTGTTAAAAGGTCTAACTTTAAAATTATTTTTCAAAAACTCACTGATAACTAATCCACCAAACTTCAGTTTATTGCAAGACATAAAACTATTATCTGCTTGTATCCATAGCGGTGTGTAATCATCATGGAAATTGTCAGCTGACCGTTGTATAGTTAATAGATTGTCATGCTCTTTGCAATTAAAGTCTGGACACCCAATCTGTTTCCATTTGCTTACATTTATTATAAACTGTTGAGGGTGTAATTGATAATACCTGTCTTTGCGATCAAGCACATGTCCAATTAAAACATAATCTTTTAAATTATTAATTATAATTTTTAAAAAGTTATTATCCAAATGATCAAAAAAGAATATGCCTTCTTGTATGACTACTGCATATTCTGTTTGAACTTGTTGTAATGTTTGATCAATATTGTTTATAGAACAATTAAAAATTTTGTCATCATCAAAATCATGAAACAAGTTTTGGTAGAAATAATCTTTGATACTTTTTAATAAAGTGTCATTGTCAATTATAACTAAACTAAAATTATCTATTGTTGCTTTGTTGTTTGACTGCATCTTTGTTGTGTTTCCAGAAAGTGTTATAATCCATATAATGATATTTTTTATATGTTTGTTTATAGTTTAAATTAGACCATCTAGATGGATCCCATAACACAAATTCTCCCTGTCTTGTAATTTTAACACACAACAGCCATTTGTCTTTGTCTTCAGAACTATCAATGGCTTGCTGTATCCAATCGTCTAACTGCTTAACATCTTGACCCAATGCAAGATGATTCCATCTGAATTCACCGTAGTGTTTTGCTTCAATTACAAGCAATGGGAAACTGTCAGGTGGAATTATATCACCTTTGAATCCTCTTGTTTGACCTTCTGATAAATTATCAATACGAACAAAATTCTGTCCGCCAATATAAGCACCAGAATGAGGTACTCTTGTGAAACTTTCTTGATACATCTCTGTGAGAAAGTTGGCTACATCACGTTCGTAGGTCTTACCTTTGTTTTTACTTTTACTACCGCTCATGTTTAATACTATATGACAAAATAGTCAGAATGTCTACCAAAATAAAATATATCACCTCCGCGATGGTTTACATCATCTCTTTGCGGAATAGTTATCATCTTTGCGAATGTTTATTCATTTTGATTAATGTGAATTGTATTAGCTTTTTTGTTTTGTATTTGATAATGCACTTATTACCAAGATTTGGCCATACTTCACCCGTTGCCGGGCGAAGTACTTTTCTTTGTTAATAAGTTTTTATTACTCATTACCAGAGATCAGTCATCCAATTCACGGAACCTAAAGAGGCGGTTGGCCGGTACCCCTATCATTCCTACTTCATCCAACGGGACTTATACATATCCAGAATTGGCTGTTTATGTATAAGACAATGGTTGCATATCTTTCTCTAGCAGAGCCATTATCATTTGTGCCTAAGTTAACACTTGCCTTGCAACGCACCAGAATCTGAACATACTTTGTGTATGTACTCAAGGTGAGTCGAGCATCCTCGACCAAACATTGTTGCTATATATTGCCTAAAAAAATGCCTTGATATTTTGCCTATGTTTTTGTATAATGCAGTAAAACAACAAAAAGGTCAACCTTTTTTTAAATTAAATAATATTATGGAACCAGAAACAACTTGGGATTTTAAAGATTGTAGGCTAGAAAACAATGGTCTTATACCAAAAACATGTGGATTTAACAAATCGTTTGATATTAATATACGATTAACTGAACTACAAGATTCACATATTGATTGGTGTATGTCTAATTGCAAAAAAGACTGGGGTTGGTTTTTTGATGGCAATGATGCGTACATATCTTTTAAATCTAAAAATGAAGCAACGATGTTTAGTTTATCAGCTCGTTAAACAACAGGAGTCATAGAATTTTTAAATCTATCCATGTTGTCTTTCAAAAACTCTGATATAATTTTCTTGTCTTCAAAACTTAGTTCCCACGCCTGCCCCCAACTGATAGAGCCTCTCATATACCAACAGATTTCAGTAAGTTGTTTTCTTATTTCGTGACTTTCTTCTGCTAATCTATGAAAGTACTCTCCAATCTCAGACGGCGAGTGTGTTATTAAGTAACTACGAAAAAATCCGCAGGATCCAATTTGACTTCAGTTGTAAATTCTTTTCCTGTCTGCTTACATGCTAAAGTTTGAGTAGTTACTGTTGAAAATTTATTAAGCCTGTCAATTTCGTTATCAATTTTTTTACTGTTTATAGCATCTAAATTATCAACAAATTCTTTGATGTGTGATCTGTTTTCTACAGTTTCACCATCTGGTGTTACAACTTTTACAACACATTCTGCTAACAGGTCCATATTTGTTTCTGCTAGTTTGACAAACATGTTTTTAAATTGACTAACCTCTGGGTTATTTTGAATTTCACCTAGGCTTTGTAACACTTTGGTTTGGTCATATGCAATCAAATTTAATTTTGTTTGAGAACTATATGTTAAAGGTCTTACGTAAACTGTTACACCGTTGGATAATGTGATTGAATTTTCACTAGGCATAACTTCAACATTTTCAAGAATATTGTTTAAGTTAATTTCGTAAGTGTCTTCTTGTTTGCTGTGTGGTGATGTTATTCTTGTTTCCATTATTTCACCGTATGTTGCCATACGTATTGCAATCATCAAAATGTCAATATCACACACTGGTAGTTTTCTTGTGTCTTTGACATTTGGTACACAACTTTGAATAATTTTGATCACAGCGTCACCGTTGAGCAATGCATCTGGATTCCTCATGAACAATTCGTCTTTGGTTGTCATAGGATACACAGGAAGTTCTCCGGTTGGAGCTTCATCTTCAACAGTATTAAATTTTGCACCAGAAGGCAATTTAACATAGAGCTTTGGCGATCTATAAAACTGCTTTAGCGGATTAGTAGTTGCTGTTTCTGACATTTTTTTTCCTTGTTTATTAACTGTGTACTTTATTTATCACATAAATATTCATGTAAGAATACTTATTGGAGAAATTAAAACTATACTTAATTATTTATCATGATAGATATTGAACTAGACGGCGCTACAGTAAGAATACCAGAATTTGCAATGGACAAGTCCATTCAGACACTGATTCAGCTGGCCAAACAACAAGGTTTTAAAACCAGTGAAATTGAAAAAGCAGACAAAAGAACTGCTACTGTTCTTTCACGAATGGAAAAAGTTCTTACTGCTCAAGCAAAATCAGTAGAACAGCAAACCAAAGAAGAAAAAGCACAAACCAAACAGCAACGAAAAGAAACCCAAACAGCAGAAAAAGTTCGTAAAGCAATTGATGATTCGACTAAAAGTAATTCTGAAAAACTTGAAAAGTTAGCTGAAAAAATTGGAGACAAGAATGCAGGTGGTTTGCTTGGAGGAGTTGTTGGCAAACTAGGAGTATTCAGTAAATTCTTGTCGATAGCCGGCGCGGCAGTTGGAGGTTTCATTGCGGCGGTAACAACAGCGTTCAAGTTCTTAATGAGATTAGGAAAACTTGAAGGCGGGTTGTTTAGAACAGGTTTTTTTGATTTTTCTTCAACCAACGGTGTGGCATCAGGCATAGCATCTCTTGGTATGCAGGCCACAAGAGCCGGCATGACAATGGAACAGGCCGCAGAATTCACAATGCAATTTAGCGAGGCCATGGACGCATTTGGTACACAGTCTATTTTTGCCGCGGCTCAGTCAACACAAGCATTGTTAAGAGAACAAGGTTATCTTGCATTGTCACTAGGAGAAATCAGCACCATTGTTGGAGAACAAGCAGATGTGTTTGCTAGAGCAGGATTACAAGTTGGAAACAATGGACAGAAACTTGCACAGCATTCTGTGGAAATTGCCAGAACCACTCAAGCATTTTCAGAGTTAACAAAAACATCTGCAGAAGTTATTAGACAGTTGGTAATTCAAGCATCGTCAAGTAACACATTCTTAAACAGATTAAACATGCTACCGGAATCAATAAGACAATCAACATTGGCATCAGCACAAACAGCCTTTGCTGGCTTGGCGGCATTTGGAGAAGATGCTGGCGGTTCTTTAGCAACTATGTTGTCTGAAGGTATTGGTTTTGGAGATTTGGGATTTTCTGAAGCCTTTAGAGAGTTAACAGTGTCTTCGCCACAGTTGGCAGATGCACTACGAGGATTAAACAATGCAGTTATAGGCAACGGTAATGTCACAGACAGTTTAGATACTTTTAGAAAAACTATATTAAATGTTAGTGACACAGAAAGACAACGATTACAATCTCTTGCAATCATGGGTGACGGGATGGCTCAAACTGTGTTGACTTTGATTAATCAACAAGCATTGATAAGTGATGAAACTAATAATTTTGTCAAAATGATGAGAGAAGCAAATACAATGGAACCGGGCAAACTAGCAGAAGCACAAACACTGTTATCAAATGCGATGACAATGTTGTCAGCTCAATTCCAAAAACTTGCATTGGCGTTTTTAACAGAATCAAATGTCAAAGCGTTCAATTCAATCATTGATGCAGTTACTAGAATGGTAGCCGATCTTAGCAAAGATGGTGGAATATTTTCACAAATATCAGGTTTCATTACAAACTCAATGAACAACGTTACAGACTTTTTTGCTAAAATTACAGATATGTTCAACAATATTGTTGATTCAATAACCAATGCATTAACTAATGGAGTATCAGCAGGTATTGCCAGAGGTGTTGCACTAGCATTACCGGGCGGTGACACTTCCAAAACTTTAAAAACATATGATGCGTTAGTTGATGCTTATAGAAATGCACAAGATCCTGATCAAAAAAATGCGGCATTGGTAGCACTGCTACAAGGTACTGGTAAATCTGGAAAAAACCAGTATGCAATGGATACAGATAGATACAAGGCAGATCAAGATGCCGGCATTGCCAAAGACATAAGATCATATATGACGCCAGTAATAGGACGTAATGGACAACAAAGACCAATGACTGAAGCTGAAATTGAAGAGTATGTTCAACGTAAAATTGGAGAATATTATTCAGGATCAATCACAGGATACAAGGCGCCTGGCGCAATTGCCGACGAGTCCACACAAAACAACAACGCAGGCACACAGCAATCAGATGGTATGGGCGGGTCTTATAGAAGCAAAATTAGAATAATGCCAATGTTTGGTGATGCTCAGAGCTTTATTGAAAAAGGTGAAATGACCGAAAGCGAATATCGAAGAAGACATATAGAAATATTACAATCAACGCTTGATGCTTTACGTAACGTTGATAAAAACACAGGAAAAACAGCAACAACAACAGACAGACACTATGAACTCACATCTAGCCAAGCATCATAATTATAATAAGGTTGACACTGGAGTTTAATTCTGTTAGTATTTTAAAAAAGGTTTAAAATAAATAATATTATGAGTTGGAAAAAATACTTTAAAGAATACGATACTACACAAGGCATCAAGAGTCCAATGGGCTCGGTTGGTGTGCAAAACACCGGAAATACGGGCCATGCTAGATACAACACATGGTTACCTGAAGTGTATGCAGGACAGCCAAACAGAATTGAAAGATATTATCAATATGACATGATGGATCTAGATACTGAAATCAATTCAGCACTAGATACTATTGCAGAATTCTGTACACAAGTAGACGAAAAAACACAATCACCGTGGACTATATTCTATAAAGATGAACCAACTGATACTGAAACACAGATTTTAACAAATGCATTACAGCAGTGGAACAAAATAAATGATTGGAACAAACGTGCTTTCAAAATGTTTAGAAACACAATTAAGTACGGTGATCAGATGTTTGTTCGTGATCCACAAACATATAAATGGTATTGGGTCGATCCAGGGTTTGTTGACAAAATTGTAGTCAACGAAGGTAAAGGAAAAAAACCCGAAGCATATTTTATTAGAAACTTAGATCTAAACATTAAAAATTTAAATCTAACATCAGACTCATATTCAAAATTTAATACACAATTAGGTTATGCAAGTTCCACACCATTTCCAGTAGGTGGTATGGGATCAAACAGAGCATATCAACCAAGAGGTGCAACAACGTCAAACCTACCTGGCGGATATGGTTCAAGATTTCAAAGAGATGCAACTGTGTATCCAATTGATGCAAGTCATGTTATACATTTGAGTATGACAGAAGGCATGGATAGATTTTGGCCTTTTGGTTTATCTATTTTAGAACCAGTTTTTAAAACCTTTAAACAAAAAGAATTACTTGAAGATTCTATTATCATTTATCGTGTACAAAGAGCACCTGAAAGACGTGTGTTCTACATTGACGTAGGCAACATGCCAACTTCAAAAGCAATGGGTTTTATTGAAAGAGTAAAAAATGAAATTCATCAAAGACGTATTCCATCACAGTCAGGCGGCGGAACAAACATAATGGATGCTACTTATAATCCATTATCAATGATAGAAGATTATTTCTTTGCACAAACGGCTGAAGGCAGAGGCTCTAAAGTTGAAACATTGCCGGGCGGTACTAACTTAGGTGAAATTGATGACTTGAGATACTTTAATGACAAACTAATGAAAGGTTTGAGAATACCAAGTGCATATATGCCAAGTTCACCAAATGATCCACAGACTGCATTCACAGATGGAAGAGTTGGCACAGCATATATTCAAGAGTATAGATTTACAAAATTCTGTAAAAGACTACAGACGTTTTTACAGCCAGCTGTTGATCATGAATTTAAAATGTTCTTAAAACACAGAGGCATTGAGATTGATTCAGGGTCATTTGAATTACAGTTTAATGAGCCACAAAACTTTGGCAAGTATAGACAAATTGAACTTGATTCACAACAAGTACAAATTTGGAACCAAGTAAATCAAATTCCTCATATGAGTAAACGTTTTGCTATGAAGCGTTTCTTAAAACTTACTGAAGAAGAGATTTATGATAACGAAAGACTGTGGGCAGAAGAAAACAAAAACTCTATGCCTGGTGAAATGTCACAAGGTGAAGGACTAGGTTCTGTGGGAGCGGCGCCAATGCCATCATCTGGGTTCACTGGCGGTGATACAAACACACCAGAACCAGGCGGAGAAGAATCCCCAATATCGGGTTCTGAGCAAAATCAAAATACTTCCGGCGAGAATGAATAGTGCAATGGACAAAAACAGAAGTTTTTGACATTATTCTCGAACAAATAGATTCTCTACATATATTAGATAAACACGTATCCATGATACATAGACGTATCAATAATCCCACAGTGTCTGAGTGGCTTTCTAGGATTAAGTTTGATAAAAAAATTAGTGTAATTGAGTTAGGTTGTAGTATTGGGCACTTACCAATATCAGAATTATTATTTGGTAATTTAAAAATTCATTCTTGGATAGGTTATGATTGTGATAAAATTGCAATTAAAACTGCAAATGTTCTATCACAAAAATTTAATTTAAATAGCAAATGTAAATTTTTACATTCAGCAGTAAGCTCTTATAAAAACAAATATGTTTATTATACAGACAGTGCATTGTTAGGAGCTCAAGTATACAAAACTAAAAAAGATTCTTTTACAAATAAAACACCAAACTTGCATTATAAAAATTTACCAGCCTGTGACTTATTATTAGTTGATATAGAAGGCGAAGAATTTAATATTGACTTTAATCAGATGCAATATACATATTGTATTATTGAAACAAATACAGTTCAAGCAACAAACAAATTTATAAAAAACTATATGTCAAACACAAATAATTTTAAAATATTACAGAATTTTAAATTACGTAAAGATAAAAATACCTTTTTGATTGTAAAAAATAATTAAACATATAAATACAAGTGTTATGAGATACAACGAATTAAAAGAAGCATATTTTCCAGAGCATGACAAGTATCATAGAGCTGATATTGGCAGTTCAAGAAAAACCCGCTTGACTCTTAGACATCTTAATAAACTAAGAAAAGTTAGAGAAATTAGGAGAAAAGATCAAGAAGACAATAAAGAATTTGTTGCAAAAATGTATGGTACACCTGTAGAAATAGCGTAAAAATTTCTATTAAAAACATACTTTTTTGAAAATATTTAAAAAATCACTCGTTTTCCACCCGATTTACCGGAATTTCCTTGTTTTAGTGTAAATAACACTATAACAATATGATTATTTCGCGAGAAATCGTATAAGGAGATTACACAATGTCACAAATGAGTTCAAAACTAGAGCAAGTGTTAGAGTTTCTAGTGAACGGCGAACAAGACAAAGCTCAAGAACTTTTACACGACACAATCGTAGAAAAGGCTAGAGAAATTCACGAAGAAATCGTTAATTCACAAGAAAATGACACAGTAACAGAAGAAGAATCATCAGAAGAAACTACAGAAGAAGCAGTTGAAGAAGCATCTGAAGAAGCAGTTGAAGAAACTGCTGACAAAGATGAAGAAGCAGTTGAAGAAACTGTAGGCGGTACTGGTGATCAAGAAGAAGATCTTAAAGCAGAACTAAAGCAAAAAGCTGAAGAAGATGCTGAAGAAATTGATTACGAACAAACTAACGAAGACGACGATGCTAAAGAAGACGACGATGCTAAAGAAGACGAAGAGCATGAAGAAGAAGTTGAAGACATGAAGAAAGAAGTCAACGACATCGAACAAGCACTTGAAGATCTTAAAGCAAAGTTTAACGAGTTAGTTGGTAATAAAGACGAAGAACCAGCTGATGAAGAGTCAGATGAAGAAGACAACGGCGACATGGGCATGGAAATGCCAGCTGAAGAATCTGTAGAACCACTAGAAGAAGCAGAATTAAAAGCAGTTAAAGTTGATCACGCTGACGGTTCAGATGCAACTAAATCACCTGTAGCAGGTGCACCAAAAGAAAATGCCAACGGCGCAAAACCTGGTGTATCAACAGGCGGTGAAGAAAAAGGTGGTCAGGCTCCAAAAGCAGGTAATATGGGTGCTACAACAGAACCTAAATTATCTCAAGTAAAAGTTGATCACAGCGACGGTTCAGACTCATCAGCTAAATCACCGGTAGCGAGTAAATAATTATACTCAAGGAGAATAGCAAATGAGTTTTCGTCCATTAACAGAAAGTTTAACTTATGATCAAGCAAAGATCAAAGTTATACATGAAGGCAAAGATGACCAAAAACACTACTATATGGAAGGTGTTTTTATTCAAGGTGGAGTAGTAAACGAAAACAAGCGTGTTTATCCGGTTGAACAAATCCAAAAAGCAGTAGGAACTATCAAAGAGAGATTAAATTCGGGTTACTCAGTAATGGGTGAAGCCGATCATCCTCAAGGTTTACAAATAAACATTGATCGAGTCTCTCACATGATTGAGAATATGTGGATGGATGGTCCAGACGGACTAGGCAAACTAAAAATTATGCCCACGCCAATGGGTAAAATTGTT